AGGCCATGGCACAAGCGAAGAAAGAAACGGCGCAGGAAGGGACCGGCTATGTCAAGGTGGCCGAAGGGGCGAAAACCCTCGACATGACGCCTCAGTGGGTGCGCGACCTGACAAAAAAGGGAGTATTCAAAACCCACACCGTAGCGCCGGGCGAGCGCTATTTCCTGCCGGAAACCATAAAGGCATACGTCAACTACCTGCGGGAGCTCGCAAACAGCAAGGCCAAACCAGCCGACACCGTGAAGGCAGAGGCCGACAAGCTCCGGGCCGAGGCCGACCTCAAACAGAGCAAGGCCAAGATCGCAGAAATGCAGCTCAAAGAGCTGGAGGGCAAAATGCACCGCAGCGAGGACGTGGAGGCGGCGACGAACGATCTCGTCTACACCACCCGCAGCATGATTATGGCCCTACCCGGCCGCCTCGCTATGGACGTTGTGCAGGCAAAGACCGCAGCCGAAGCCTCAGCCATTATCCGGGCCGAGTGCTACAAAATCCTGAACGAGCTCGCGGGCTACCAATACGATCCCGAAGTATATCGGCGGCGGGTAAGGGATCGCGAAGGCTGGGGCGACGCACTCGCAGATGAAGCCGACGACTAAAAAAGCCGCGAAGAAACTCAACGCGGCCATGGCCCCGGCCGTCCAGAACTTCAAGCCGCCAGAGGAACTGACGGTAGCAGAGTGGGCCGACAAACACCGCCGCTTGTCGCCTGAAACCTCAGCGGAGGCAGGCCCGTGGCGCACGTCGCGCACGCCCTACCTCCGGGAGCCTATGGAAGCGTTCACCGATCCAAAGGTGAAAAAAATCGTCATGGTGGCGGCCTCTCAGGTGGGAAAGTCCGAGCTCGAACTGAACATAATCGCGTACATTATCGACCAAGATCCGGGCTCGATCCTTTTCGTGCAACCGACACTGGAGGACGCCAGAAAGTTCTCCCGGATCCGTATCGCTCCAATGATACGCGACAGCAAAACGCTGAGGGAAAAAGTCTCAGACGTAAAAGCCAAAGACTCCGGGAACACAATACTCCAGAAATCTTTCCCCGGCGGTATGCTCACGATCACCGGTTCCAACAGCGCCTCGGCGCTGGCTTCTACCCCCTGCCGCTACATCATAGGCGACGAGCGCGACCGCTGGGCCATAAGCGCCGGTACCGAGGGCGATCCGTGGGCTCTGGCTGAGGCCAGACAGACCACGTTCTACAACGCGAAGGCCGTCGAGGTATCAACGCCGACCATAAAAGGCGCGTCCAATATCGCGGACAGCTACGAAAAAGGGACACAAGAGCGTTGGTGCCACCAGTGCCCGGAGTGCGGGGAGTACGGCGAAATCATATTCGATCGGATCCACTACAAGCACACCGTCAAGAAGGTGCGCGGGAAAAAGGTTTACAGCATAGACGGCCCGATCACATGGGCCTGCCCGCATTGTGGCTGTATCAGCGACGAGGAAACCATGAGGCGGCAGCCTGCGAAGTGGATCGCCGAGAACCCGGACGCATACGCCACCGGCGTGCGCTCCTTCTGGCTGAACGCCTTCTCGTCGCCGTGGACGCCATGGGAGAAAATCATACTTGAATTTCTCCAAGCCAAAGACAACCCGCAAAAGCTGAAAGTCGTCTACAACACGAAGCTGGGCGAGCTCTGGGAGGATCGCGGCGGCACAATCGACGAGGACACCATGCTGGCCCGCCGGGAGGACTACGGCACCAATGCCGACGGATCCCCGGTGGAGCTGCCGGAGGGCGTGCTCGTCCTGACGTGCGGCGTCGATACGCAGGACAACCGGCTGGAGTACGAAGTCGTGGGCCACGGCTACTATGGCGAGACATGGGGCATAAAAAAAGGCTACATCATGGGAAAGCCAGACACCGACGCCGTGTGGCAGCAGCTTGACGACGTGATCGGCCACGTTTACCGCTTCAAAGACAGCAAGCGGGGGCTGCGGATCTCGATCACCTGCGTGGACTCCGGCGGCCACTACACCCAAGAGGTGTACCTGCGCTGCCGGGAAAGGAAAAACAAGCGCGTCTTTGCTATCAAGGGCAAGGGCGGCGACGGGATCCCCTTCGTGACGCCGCCCTCAAAAGTCAAGATCGTGGTGGATCAGCAGGTGATCGGCCGGTGCTGGCTTTATACCTTCGGCGTAGACGCTGGCAAAGAGTCGATCATGTCAAGCATTCGGGTGCAGGAACCCGGCGCGAGGTATTGCCACTTCCCCCGCGGGGAGTCCTACGGCTACGACTCGTATTACTTCAACGGCCTGCTGTCTGAAAAGCTGGAGCTCACCCAAACCAAACGCGGCAATAGCTGGGCGTGGGTGAAGATCCCCGGCCACGAACGAAACGAGGCGCTCGACTGCCGCAACTATGCGCTGGGCGGTTTTCGTATCATCAACCCGGACATGGAGGCCGTGGAGCGCAGGCTCAAAAACATGCCGGATCCGCAGCAGCCGAAGAAAGCTGCAGCACCGAGACAGCGCCGGACAAACACGGCGGCGCAATATTTTGACGAATGGTAAGGAGGCAACGCCATGAGGCGAACACGCGAAGTTATTCAGGCCGAGCTCGAACAGACGCGCAAGCGGCTGGATCGCTATCTGGCCCGCGAGGACGACATGCTGGACAAAAACGGCGTCCAGAGCTACGGGATCGGCTCCAGAAATTTGCAACACTACAACACCGCACTCAAAGACGTGCAGGACATGATCGAAAAGCTCCGCGCCCGGATCCGGGAGCTGGAGGCAGAGCTGGCGGGCAGCAGCCCGCGGCGAGCGGTGGGCGTCGTCCCCCGCGACTGGTAACGGGTAAACGCCGGGATCCCCGGCTTTACTACGGCACGGCCGGAGGGAGTTTTCGCTCCTTTCCCCCTTCGGCTGCTGCCGTTTTTTATTACATGCCAAGGAGGTGAGAAAAATCAGGTACGACAAGAAACTGGGAATGTATCTGCCCGACAGCGTGCGCCCACAAAACAAGGGCTACGGCGAAGCCGGGGCCAGCTGGAGCAAGCGGGCCGTGAAAGGCTTCAACGCGCCGAGCGGATCCGCGCATGAAGATATAGACTTTAACAACTTTACCATGAGGCAGCGGGCCCGCATGTTATACATGGCCGCGCCCGTCGCCACCTCCGCGATCAAGACCAACCGCACAAATGTGGTAGGCGTCGGCCTGCGCCTGAAAAGCAGGATCGATCGTGAAGTGCTGGGCCTCACACCAGAGCAGGCAGAGGCGTGGCAGAAAGCCACCGAGCGGGAGTTTACCCTCTGGGCTGGCGACAAAAGGGCCTGCGACGCCACGGGAATGAATAACTTTTACGGGCTCCAGCAGCTCGCGCTTGTGTCGTGGCTGCTCTCCGGCGACTGTATCGGCATTATCAAGCAATACGACACCACGCCGCTGCTCCCCTACTCCCTGCGGGTACACCTGATAGAGTCCGACCGGATCGCAACGCCGGGCGGCTACGGTGCCGGAGGCTCGATAACCTTCACCACCGGAAAGAACACAGACACCGGGAACACCATATACGACGGCGTGGAGGTAGACAAAAACGGCATGGTGGTGGCCTATCATATCCGCAGCACATACCCCTTCGAGATCGGGGCACCGACGACGACGTGGGCCCGCGTGCTGGCGTATCAGGAACACACCGGACTCCCCAACGTGCTGCACATCATTGACACCGAGCGGCCGGATCAGTACAGAGGCGTGAGCTATCTCGCGCAGGTAATCGAGCCGCTGCTCCAGCTCAGGCGCTACACAGAGTCCGAGCTCATGGCTGCGGTGGTGGAGTCGTTTTATACCGCCTTCATCAAGACGCAGGCACCGACGGACGAGAACCCGTTCAACCAGACGGATCCCGACATGCCGGGCGAGCCGAGAGGCCCGAACGAGTACAGCATGGGCCCCGGACAAGTCAACATCATGGCCCCCGGCGAGGACGTGGAGTTCGCAAACCCGACGCACCCGAACGGCAGCTTCGACAAGTTCGTGACTGCTATGTGCGCTCAGGTGGGCGCTGCTCTGGAAGTCCCGGCCGACCTGCTGCTGAAACAGTTCAACAGCTCGTACAGCGCCAGCCGTGCGGCCCTGCTGGAAGCGTGGAAGGCGTTCAAAATGCGCCGGGAATGGCTGGCCGACGACTTCTGCCGCCCGTGCTATGAAATCTGGATGAGCGAGGCCGTGGCCCGTGGACGTATCTATGCGCCCGGCTTTTTCACGAACCCCGCGATCCGCGCCGCATACCTCGGCAGCGAATGGCTGGGCCCGTCTCAGGGACAGCTCGATCCAGTGAAGGAAATCACCGCGGAGATCCTCGCGTGCAGCGAGGGCTATTCTACCCACGAGCAGAGCACGATCCGCCTCAACGGCGGCCAGTGGGACGCCAACGTCGAACAGCTCCAGCGTGAGAACGAAAAGCTCGGCGGGCAAGCGCCGGATCCTCACCAATCTGGAAGCGGCACCGGCGGGCAGGGCGAGGAAAGCCCGGAGGGGCCGCAGGAAGGCGACGAACCGGCCGAGGGGGACAACAACCCGCACAACCCGGAAACGGCCCGCAGACGGGGCTCTCAGGCCCTACGCGACCTCGTAATAAGGGAGCAAATAAAACAAGCAATAGGAGGGCAAGCCAATGAGAACAAAACATAACCGCCTACGCATGGGCCCGGCAGCGGCCCCGCAGGCACCACCCGCGACGAAGTTCTGGAACGTGGCAAGCGTCGGCGAGGACGAGGGCGAGATCACCCTCTACGGCGACGTAATGAGCCAGCAGCCCGTTGACTGGTGGACTGGGGAACCGGAGCCGGGCCTCTACATCACCCCGGAGGGCTTCATGGAGGATCTCGCGGCCGTCAAGGATAAAGGGCACATCACCGTGAAGCTGAACAGCTGCGGCGGCGACCTCTACACCGGGATCGCAATCCACAACGCGCTGAAAGCACTCAGTGGCGAGGTGAACGTCGTCGTGGAAGGTATCGCGGCCAGCGCCGCCAGCGTGATTATGTGCGCCGGTGACACCGTGACCGTGTACCCCGGATCCCTCGTTATGATCCACGGTGTAAGCGTCGTGCTCTGGGACTCCCTGAACATTCAGGACATGAAGCAACTAATCAAGGGCATGGACGCCAGCGAGCGGGCCGTCGCTGAAATCTACGACGGCAAGACCGGCCTCGGAGTGGACACCCTGCGCAGCATGATGACAAAAGAAACGTGGATGACCGGCCGGGAGGCTCTGGACAAGGGCTTCGCCGACGCTATCAAGGAGGACGAGGACGATCCAGACATGAGCATGAGCTCCGATCGGAAAGTCCTCTTTGTCAATGGCGTGCGCCACAACGTCGAAGGGCTGCGCAACATACCGGGAACTATCCCGATCCAAAAAAGTGCTAAACCGGCAGCAAGACCGGCAGCAAATAAAAGGCCGACCAATAAGGCGGTAAAACCAGAAGGAGGAAAAAACCACATGACACTCGACGAACTGAAAGCTCAGGAGCCTGATCTGGTGAGCCAGATCGAGCAGGCCGCGGTGAACGCAGCACAGGCTCAGACCACCGACGCGGTGACGGCCGAGCGCCAGCGCCTCGCTGCCATTGACTCGATCGCGGCTTCTATCCCCGATCAGCAAATGGTACACGACGCCAAGTACGGCGATAAGCCCTGCACCGCTCAGGAACTTTGTTTCCGCGTTATGCAGCAGAGCGCAGCAGCAGGCCAGCAGTTCCTCACGAACTACACGACCGACGGCAAAGCCTCTGGCGCAGCAGGCGTAGGCGCAGCACCTAACGGCGGCGCACAGACCACTCAGGCCGAGCAGGACGCGGCCGACATTCAGGCAGTAGTCGCTGCCTACAATCAGACCAAAGGAGGCGTGAAATAATGAGCAAGAGACTGGACGAAACTCTGGGCCATGTGGGCCCTGACAACCTGATCGCCGACATGTACCCGCCCGCGGACGTATTCAGCGTGAAGCTGAAAGCCGGGCAGGGCGAGCTCCAGCGCGGCACGCTTCTGGCTGCCGGAGCTGACGGCAGCATGGAAAAGATCAGCGCCGCAACTACCGGCAAGGCCAACGCCGTGCTCTCGGATCCCGTGGACACTGGCAACACTGAGGGCGAAGCAGTACCCGGTATCGCCTACCGCACCGGACACTTTAACACCAACCGGCTGATCGTGGCCGAGGGCTACGAAATCACGGCAGCAGACAGAGAGGCGCTCCGCGTCGCGGGGATCCTGACCTCTGACGCCGTGGAAATCTAAGAAGGAGGACAGACAAATGGCTTTTAATTACTACGACACCCACACGCTGCTTGCTTCTGTCAAGCAGCTGGCACCGCTTCACACCTTCCTGCTGGATCGCTACTTCCCCACGAACGCGGCGACCGACATTTTCGCCACCGACGACGTGCTGGTGGAATACAAGAAGGGCCACAAGAAGGCGGCCCCGTTCGTCGCTCCCCGCAAGGGCGGGATCACGATCCTGCGCGACGGCTACACTATGAAGCGCTTCACGCCTTCCTATATCGCACCGAAGCGCCCTCTCACCGTTGACGAGCTGAAAAAACGTGGCTTCGGGGAGGCGCTTTACACCACCCTGACGACTCAGCAGAGGCAGGGCGTCATTATGCTGG